CTCAGCCTTTAGTGCTTTTCATGTCGGTGATTTCTTCCTCCTCAGGGTTCTGGATCACCGCGAGCATCAGCTGCTGCAGATCAGCATCTGCCGTCTCGTTCTTCAGCTCCGCGATCTCACCAGCCTGAAACAGCCGCTTGCCGGTGTCGTCCATTGCCTTGAGCACCAACAGGTTTAGCGCGAAGCCGTTGGCATCATCGCCGCCGGGCATCTTCTGCGCCCGCTCGCGTTCTGCCATCGTGAGCGGTGCCACCCACATCTCCAGCGCCGAACCATCGCTCAGCGTTACGGTGCGCTTGGTGGGCGTGAAGTTAGCAGCTTTCTTGAGACGAGCGAGAGCCGAGGACATCGAAAAACAATGAGTTTTGCTCTACTTTAGCCATGAAAAAAGCCCCCGACTAGCGGAGGCCTTTATTGCGCTGGCAGGATCAGGCGGAGGTGCTGAAGTCAAACGTCGGCACACCAGCCGGGCGGAAGGTGATCTCCACCTGCTGTGCATCGTCCGGGTTGATCGTTTGGCTGGCGGTAAGGAGCACAGCGTCCATCGTGATCGAACGGCTGAGTGCTTCGCTGCTCTGCTTGTCGGTGTAAAGCCGGAAGCCGCAACCGATCTGCTGACGGCGCAGCACGTCCTCGACCATCCGATTCGACAGCGCAGCATCCTCGTTGGTCACGAAGATAGTGGCAGAACCGGAGCCATCCGCGAAGCCGGGGATGTAGGCGCGGAACGGCGCATAAGTGCCGACCGACTGGCCGATGCTGGTCACATCAATCTCAGCGCGGCTGATCTCAAACGACCACGACTGCACCTGTCCGACAGCAGCGAAATCGGCATAGGCCACCTGGAACTCATTCGGCGAGGTGATGGTGCCCACGTCGGTGATGTCCAGTGCGGAACCACCTTCGGTGGCGCTCACCTTCAGCACGCCGGTAGCTTCGGCGTAGCTGATCACGTAGTAGGTGGTGGCAGCGGTGATACCAGCGGGCAAAGTACCAGTACCGGTGCCGCCGGTCTGGCTGTTGACCACCGAGAACTCGACCGGATCGCCAGCCTTGAAGCCAAGGTACGGCGCAACGGTGATCTCATCGTCGGTGGTATCAACGCCGGCAGTGCCGAACGTGCCGGTGGTGCCGGCGGGTTTGTAGTAAAGGGCGCCGGACGTACCGGACAAAACAGTGATAGCCATGTTGTGAACGGTAGTGGCTAGGATCAGTCTAAATAGGCTTCAAACGTAACCGTAAGTTGCGTCTGATAGTACGGCTCCGGCGATGCTGGTGTTACCTGCGCCGGGCCTGATGCAGCGTCGAAGATGATGCCGCTGATCGTCTGCCGATCAAACAATGCACGAATGCGCTCAGCGATCGTGAAGTTAGCGCCGGTGCCGGTGCCCACTGGTGTGTAGACATTCACCACCAGCACACCGGTTTGGCGGTTAATTGTCTTCAGCGTGGCGTAACTGTTGTCACCAAGGCGCAGGAACACCTGCAGCCACGGCGCACCATTTGGCGGCGTGAACGGTGCGTTCTGATAGCTCACCGGATACGACGGCGCCTTAGCCATCTCCGCTGCAATGCGGCCCTCAATCGCTGCGCGGATGGTGTTGTAACTCATGGCTGCCTCCCGATGCGATCGGCTTCAGTGCGGACCCAACCTTGGATGTCCTTGGCAATCTGCTCAATCCAGCCGGGGCCATCAGTCTGCACGCTACTTCCGCCGCCCGGCGTGCCCCATGTGGTGATGGTGCGTGTTGGGTTGTAGCGCATCGCTTGACGGCTGCCAGAGCCGGCGCTGCCACGAGCCAGTGCCTCTGCGTAGGGCAGGTTGTTGTGGATGCTGTAGACATTGCCGAGCCGTTCTTGACCGCCGGCATAGCCAACCGGGCGCGGTGGCGGAACCGGTTGCCCGCGATAGTCGCCTGGTGGCACGCCTTGAAACGGTGCTGAATTTTCTCCAATCGCCCAACTAAGCCGAAACCGGCCAAGGTCAACCGGACTGGCGGCCTTCACTTCGGAGTCCGTCTGGAGTACCGCAGATCGCAACAACTGCTCTAGCTTGCCTTCGCAGTAGTCGCCGATCTGATCTAGCCGGATGGTGCGTGACATTATGCCCTCAAGATCAACTCATGGATGATCGCCTGGTTGTCCTGTTCGGTGGTGGTGACGCGGATCACCTGATGCACAATGCCGCCGATGATTACGCGATCAGCGGCAGTCGGTGGCGCCGCTACGTCGGCTGCCGCGATCGTCAGCCGCTTGTCGGTGGCCTGGATCAGATCGTTCACTTCACTCAGGTTCACGTCTTCCACTACGCCGCGCACGGTGGTGTCAGCAGTGGTTTCGCTGATGGTGCCGGTGGTTGGGTTGTAGATGCCAGTGCTGACGCGCTGAATCGTGACCACACCGCCGAAGCGTGCCATCAGCTTGCCGGCGGTCTTGCGTAGCGATGTGGCGAGGCTCATGGCAGCAGACTAGCCGGGGACACTAAGGGGCCGCTGTTTTGTACGGATGCCCAGCGGGGAGGTTGGCAGTGAGCCCCCATTTGTGGGCTAGGTAGCCTTCCATTTGTTGGCGCATGTCGTCATCATTTGCTCCTGCAACAACTATTAGCTCCCCTAAATCTATCGCTCCATAATTAAGGTCGCCGCCAGTCCTATATCTTCCCAACTCAGTCGTTTCCGCAAGAGTGCCTATTGTGTTCGCTTGCGACAATGCGCTTTCTACGGTGCCGTTGATGACAATTTTTTGGGAGGTACTGGATGTGCTTTGGCCTGCAACAATAGACCAGTTTTCGCCGCTAGTGATGCTCTGCGCAATGCCGGCGGTGCCTGCATCGTAGATGTATGTTCGAGTAGATGTAATGTTAATGGCAGGCTCAGTATCGCTTCCAGCTCGCTTGGATGTGATAACACCTCCAAAGCCGCTGTTGTTTTCTTTTACGATGCAAACAATAAGAAGCTCCAGCGAGTTAAGAAATGCTGAAGAAATCACCATCTTGTCATTAATGCCATCAAATGTAATGACGTTTTTTGAATTAAGTCCGCCTGAGGTTAGCGTTGGCTTGTTAGTTAGTTCTTCTGCATTCCGACTATTTCCACTTTTGTCTCGCCATTCGCTAACTAGCCCGCCGCTTTCAGTGATGGTGCCCTCATCAGCGGCATCCAGCCACAGCGCAGTGGTGATGTCGGCAGGTGTCCATCCCCCAGGCGCAGGAGCCGCAAACTGAAACGGATTGATGTAGATGATGCTCATGCCTTCTCCCAAGTCAATGATTCGCGCTCAGGCGTAGCGGGATCGTCCGACAAAAACTGCCCGTCAACATCACGCGCCTGCACCACGACCCACAACGCGCCATCAGCGTCCACCCACTCCTGGCCCAACTCTTGTGCATCAGGCCGAACGGTGCCGCCCAAGGCAGCGACGAATGACTCAGGCAGGTGGCAACTGATCGCAAGGCCACGCACTTCCTGTAGCAGCTCTGCGCTCACCAGGTCCAGCCGGCGCAGCGATAGCCAGGCAGCGCGGAAGTCATCACTGTCGCCGCCGCCAGCAGCAGCGAGCAGTGTTGCAGGAAGGCTGATCGCAGCGGCGGGTGCTGCAGACATACCACCCCCCAGCAGTGCATTGATCGCTGGGTGACCGAGCAGGGTTCGCTTGAACGTGCGCCAATCGGGAGACGGCGGCACGGGCACGGGCTCGATCAGCTCCCAGCCCCAGCGCCATTCCATTGCGTCAAGGTCGACAGCGCGGGTCGGGCGGATGCTCCAGTCGTCGGGAACTTCTGGCTTGTCTTCCTTGATGATGCGCAGCACCTGATAGCGCGGGTCGAGTTGCGCCACAGGTTCATCATCGCCACGTGGATAGGAGATCACTTTCTCCTCGATCGTGTCCCAAAGTGCGAAATTACTGGTCATGGCGATCAACCCCGAGTGACATACAGGGTCATTTTCAGCCCTGCGCCTGCCGTGCCACTGCCCACCTGATCAATGTCGATCGTGATCTCGGCGTCATCGGCCAGTGCGCTGTCGCTGATCACAGGTGGCGTTGCTGCCGTACTACTGGTTTTCTCTCCGTCGTCGATGCTGAGCTTCGTGCTGAGCAGCGTTGTTCCGGCCTCGTTGATGTCAACAATCAGCGCACTGCCAACTGGAGCCGTGGTCACTGTTGCCTTCACCGCAGTAAGTGTTCCTGCAGAGGGCATCCTGAACGTCACCTTGGCAGTGCCAGTTGTTAGCGCCGTGGTTTCATCGCTGCAAGCAATGACGTAAATATCTGCAGTGGTTAGTGTCTGCCAATCGGCGTCGTAGTCAGTGCCACTACTTTTCTGTAGCACTTGACCCGTCGTGCCACCAGTGGGCAAGCCGCGATCACCAGCAGCTACGGTGCCGGCAGTGGTGCCGACATTCAGCGTGGCTGCACCGCCAAGGCCTAGCGTCGTGCGCTGCGCTGCAGCGTCCGCATCATCGAGCAGTGCCCGACCCGCTGCGGTACAGGCGATCTCCTCGACAACACCAGCGCCTGCAGTGCTTCGCCCGAGCAACTTGTCAGTAGCGCTTACATCTTGGATCTTGGCGTAGCTGACGGCGCTGTTGTCGATCGTCCAGGTGAGGCCACCACCGGATACGGTGATGTCGCCCTTATCGCCGTCCGAAACACCACTGGCTCCAGATGCGTCCAGCGTGGTGCCGGTGATGCTGAGATTGGCGCCAATGGTGAGATGCGTCAGCTTGCCGGCGCTGTCATCCCAGAAGATGAGGCGATCAGCGCCAGGATCATCAGCGGTCAGCTCTTGCCCAGTGAGCCCGAGCACATCA